TTCATAGCTCCTGCTTTGTTTTCATGTCTTGGATACTGTTTCCAAAATGATTCAAACACATCTGTATACTCTTCTCTTCTCTTCTCTTCTATATTGGGTGGTGCTAGAAATTGCTTAGCACTTGCTAGAACTTGCTTAGCACTTGCTTTTTTAGGCTTAGAATTCAATGACTTAGAATCACCACCTTTTTTACCACTAAGCGATTTTGCAAGACGTTCTGCATCCTTACTAGTACGCATAGATTCCATCTTTTTATTGATATATTTATCATCTACCAACTCAAAGCAACTCTCTAGCACTTGCCAAGCATTTGCCATAACATCATTAGGACAGCCACAAATTTCTGCAAGAATAGAAATGTCATTAGGTATAAATCCTTCTACCCAACATTCATCTAAAAGTTCACGATATAAGCCACGTTCTATGTAGCTCATTCTTTGAGCTTTTCGATTAGCTCTCCAGTCTTGCCAAAACCATTTGTAATAAGGCAACGGTCTAAGTTCTGACATATCAGTCCTTTTTAAATAAATCTGGTCTAAGCATTTCTTTTGTTAAACGACCTTCAGAAAGTTGTTCTATATCTTTAATGTACTTAACTGGTATTTGACTTCTGTTCCATAAGTACAAAGTATTAGCTCGTATATTTAACTTATTTGCTAATTCGCCTAGAGTTCTAAACTCCACTCTTAATAAGTCCATTGGGTTCATACAATTCCTTTATTTGATTAATAATTAAGAATACTACACTATGTAAAAACATATTGCAAATCTTTTGTATTAGTGAAAACACCTAGTAAATATTTGTAAAAAGATGTTGCAAAGTGTTTTTATTCGTGTATAGTATCACTTATGCAGTAAATTTATTAACAAGTGAAGAAAGAGAAAGTCAAAATGAATACAAAATTTAAAAAAGGTGATGTGGTTTGGGCAATTTACAATTGGGATGAAAAAGCTACCGTTTCAGTTGAACAATTAACCATCAAATCATTTGGTAAAGTTCAAGGCACAGCAATGAGCAATAACACCAATGACATGACAAAACGTCAATTTTATGCAAACAATGCTGACCATTTGTATTTGGTTAGTGACATCGCTGACATAAATGAATTTGCAATGCAAAAAGCAATTGAACAAAAAACAAAAAAAATCCAACATTATGCTAATTGTGTTCACAAAAACCCTGATGACACACGATATGTAAATGCAATGAATAATAACTGCCAAGCTGTAATGAATTCCCAACCAACTGTGATTTTTAAATAATTAAGTGAAGAAAGAGAAAGTTATGAAAACATTTATAGAAGCACTCATATTAGGTACATTAATGTTTGTAATCCCATTAACTGTATACGTCATTAGAACAGGTGGTCTGTAATGAGCTTATACGACCAAATGAAAACAGGTACTAGCTTTGATTCTTGGCTAACCACAGATACAAAAGCAGAACGCTATGCTGCTGCTGAAGAGATTATTGAAGAACGTGTTAAACATTTAGTTAATCACGATTCTGATTACGATCATACGTTGTTTGAAAACTTTATCGAAGATATATATTCAGCGACTACAGAACAATCACAATCAATAGAAGAATACTTACGCAATAAAGACTTTGAGAAATTAGGTCGTTTGTTATGGTGTATATCTGTTGAATCTCGTGAAAAACACGCACAAATACAAGCTAAAAATGATTGGGAAAATGGTGATTTAGATGACTAACTTTATACAGGAACTAGAAAAAATGGATAAACGTAAAACTTTTAACGAATTACGTCAAATAAATGTCAATGAGCATACAGAACGCAAAGGAAACTTAACTTATTTAAGTTGGACTTACGCACTTGACATACTTTTACAAAATGATTCAACGGCTACATGGAAGTTTTTAGAGCCAATTGTTTACAACGATACGATGATGGTGCGTACTGAAGTGACTGCATTAGGCAAGACGTTAGAAATGCAGCTTCCTGTTATGGATAACCGTAATAATGCTATTAAATCGCCAGATGCTCGTAAAATTTCAGATTCGCAAATGAGATGTTTAGCAAAAAATATAGCGTGTTTTGGAATTGGACTGTATATATATGCTGGTTCTGATTTGCCATCGGATGCAATTGATGAAGAAAAACCTGATTTAACAGACTTATGTACACAATGGATAGACAACATTAACGATTGTTTAGACATGGATACATTGAAATCAGCGTATGGACAAGCGTATAAAGAACTGAGCAAGGATAAAGTAGCTATTGAACGTATTAGTAAGGCCAAAGATGCTAGAAAGGCACAGTTAATATGAAAGCATTTCCAAGTGAAAAAAACAATATTTTAAATAATCAAGGCATGGATTTAAGAGATTACTTTGCTGCTAAAGCAATGCAATACTGGTTATCCAACCCAATTGATAATCGTCAAATTGAAAAATTATGCGAAGGTGCGTATCAAATAGCGGACGCAATGATGAAAGCAAGAGAGAAATGATTGAATTTTTATGGTTAGGAATGTTTTTAGTTGGTATTGTTCTTGGAGTTATTTTGAAGAGGAGAGATAAATGAAACATAAACACTACGATTTAATAGTTGCTTGGGCGAATGGTGCAAAGATTCAGTATCTAAGTTATAACCTTGAATGTGCTGAGTTGAAGCGTTTAGGTTTTGGTAAGGATTGTGAAACAAGGATATGGTTGGACTGTGTTAACGCTCCAAATTGGTATACCGACTTTGAATACCGAATCAAGCCTGAAACTAATGAAAGAATAATTGATGTTCTAAATGAAAGAATAATTGATGTTCTAAAAGCAAATATTGAACAGCAAGCCAAAGAAATTGATGAACTGCGTGAACGGCTAGAAGAAGCTCGACAGCTATATATTAAACAATTAGTAATTTGTGGTGAGTTGAAAAAAGAACTAGCACTAGAAAGACTATCGATTGAACGTGAGTTAAGTGATGAGGAAGTAGACAAAATACTTAAGCAACACGATTGGTATAACAAAAGTTGGGTAGATATGGTTAGGTCTATTGAATCAGCAATACTAAAGAAAGCGAGAGAGAAATGAATATAAATGAACTAGCGGATTGTATTGAATTTGACGCACCTATTATGGGAATAAACAAAGAAGCCGCCACTATGCTACGTCAACAACAAGCTGAAATAGAAGCGTTGAAAGATTTTGCTATTTGGATGACTGGTTGTGGATATGATTTTCATCAGCATATCTACTTTAATGAATTTTACGATAAATTCCTTAGGAAGGAGAAAGAACATGAATAATCCTGTAGCGTGGGTCTACCCCGATTTTTTTGAAAATCTTGAAAAATTTCATGTTTGGTCTGCGTATAAAGAAAATTTTGATAGTAGGATTCCACTCTATACCCACCCAATGCGTGAGTTAACTGATGAGGAAATACTAGAAATAGCCAGCCCAATGTTTGTAGATGTTAGATACCCCAGCACCGCATTAGAATTTGCTAGAGCAATACTAAAGAAAGCGAGAGAGAAATGAGTGAAACAGACTTGTGGGTTTACCCTAATTATTTTGAGGCTATTGCAATAGACCGTGTTAATCCACTTTATATACAATCAAAAAAAGACCGAGAATCTGCTATATACGCAACAGGCTATTGGAATGGTATTGCTGAATGTAAAAAACAATACGAACTTTACGGTGCAGTTTGGCATGACGAGCATGGATACCAATTTACTGCGACTGTGGGCGAAAAAGTGTTGAACAATGACAGGTGGATTAAATTGTATAGAAAGTTTGAGAAATGATTGAACAAAGAACAGAAGCTTGGTTACAGCTTAGACTCGGGAAAGTGACTGCTAGTCGTGTAGCTGACATTATGGCAAAAACTAAGACTGGTGTATCTGCAAGTAGGCAAAATTACTTAATCGAATTAGCGTTGCAGCGTGTTACAGGCAATATTGAACCAATGTATACCAATGACGCTATGGCTTGGGGAACTGCTACAGAACCACAGGCAAGAGTTGATTATGAGGTAAAAACAGGTAATTTTGTTGATCAAATAGCATTTGTTGAACATCCGACAATAGAATGGTTTGGTTGTTCACCAGATGGATTAGTAGGAAATGATGGCCTTATTGAAATAA